ACCAAGATGGGTGCTAAAAAGAAGAAGTAATGATCTTTGAACCTGCTAACAGAATAGATGTATCTACGCCTAAGGGTGATGGAGTCATCTGGCTTGTTACAGAATATGGTCACGAGACTGATACAACGTATACAGTTATCATTAATGCCACAGGGGAGCTCTGGCAATTCATTCATAAAGATATTAGGGTGAAACCTAATGTAACATTTAGAAGGTATGGCAAAGCAATGGATCCAGAAGGCAACAGCCTCAATCAAACGTAGAGGTACAGAGGGCAAATGCACTCCCATCACTAAACCTGGATGTACAGGTAGAGCTAAAGCTCTTGCTAAGACATTCAAGAAGATGGCTGCTAAACGTAAGAAGAAATAATGGCTAAGTCATCACTAAAATCTATGGTGAAGTCTGGTCTTAGAGCTGGTTTACGTAACTCTAAGCCTGAGAATGTCACTAAAGGTAATGGAGTTAAGAATCCACAGAAGGCTACAGCTTACGTAGGTAAGGGTGTCCTTAGAAATGGTGATAGTATTCCTGCAATTAAAGGAGCTATTACACCTGTACCTAATGGTCATCTTATTAAGAAGGATGGTACATCATTAAAGAATGGTGGTAAGGTGGATGCTTTCAGCAAGGTTAAGAAAACCATGAAGCCTAAAAAAGAAAAGCTTTTTATGGATAAGATTAAGAAAAATCTATCCAAAGTTCAACCTCTTAAGAAAAAGTAATGGCAAAGAGCGAAGCTTGGCAACGTAAGGAAGGTAAGAATCCTTCTGGTGGCCTAAATGCAAAAGGTAGGGCTTCCTACAATAGAGCTAATCCAGGTAAGCCTGGTCTGAAAGCTCCACAACCTGAAGGTGGTCCTCGCAAGAAATCATTCTGTGCTAGGATGTCAGGAATGAAAAAGAAATTAACTAGCTCTAAGACAGCTAACGATCCTAATTCTCGTATCAATAAATCTCTACGAAAGTGGAAGTGTTAAGATGGCAAAATTAAAGAAAGCTCAAGATGGTGATAGTTTAAAATATCGAATGGAGGCAGCAAAAAATAAAGTTAAAGCTGCAGTAAATCCATCTGATAAACTAACTAAGTCTCCTTTGAAAAAAAGTCTTTCAGAGTATGAAAAACTATATAATAAAGATTTTTCTGCTCCTAAAAAGAAGATGGGTGGCATGATTAAACGTGCTGATGGTTCATACTCTAAGCGTGGTTTATGGGACAATATTCGTGCCAACAAGGGAAGTGGAAAGAAGCCAACTTCAGCAATGCTAAAGCAGGAAAAGAAAATTAAAGCTCAAACTAAAAAGAAATAACATCATGGCAACAGTTAAAAAAATGAAGAAGGCCCAAGAAGGCACTGAACTTAGAAAAGGCCAATACAAAAGAATTGGTAGAATTGCAGAAAGAAATCCTGCAAGAGCTGAGCGAGTAGCTGAGCGTATGAACACACGAGCTAGTCGTGTAGATCGTGGTAAAGAAATTGCAAATCCTCCTAAAATGGAATACGATCCTATGGATTTAATGAGAAAGATGGATATGGATTCACAGTTTAAAAGAGCTCTGCAACGTGATGATAAGAGAGAAAGAGAAAAATCAAAAATGAAAAAAGGTGGAGTAGTTAAAAAGAAGATGGAGATGGGTGGTAGCTTAAAAACACCTACTGCTGATCAAAAAGGTTTAAAGAAACTTCCTACAGCTGTAAGAAATAAAATGGGCTTTAAGAAGAATGGTGGAACAATGTCTAAAAAGAAATAATCATGGCAATGATGAAGAAAAAAGTAATGGGTAAGCCCATGAAGAAAGCCCAAAAGGGAAAAAAAGTACCTATGTATGATGATGATGCTAATGATAGACTCATGGCAGATACTTATGCAGAATATATGAGAGATAAGGAAGCAGCAGAAAGAGCTAAAGCTAAACCTAAACCTCTTCCTAAACCCACTAAGACTGTTCCTAAAAAGAAAATGCAAATGGGTGGTTCAGCTGAGTCAAATACGTTTACAATCCCTTCTAGAAATAAGATCTCTATTCCTAAGAAGAGTGCTACCATGATGAAGAAAGGTGGTACAATGAAAAAATGTAAATATGGCTGCAAGTAAAAAGAAAAAACCTGTGCTAAAGATGCACAAACCTGCAAAGGCTCCAAAGGTGGCACCTCCTAAACCAGTTGATGGTAATTACATGAGGGAGGCTGATACGCCATTACGTCTTAAGAGTAAGATGTGGCCTTTGAAACAGAAAAGACTATCAAAGTAAATTTTGTTCATTTCGATTCTATTTTGTGATTTTTCATGCAAGTAAAAAGGAGACCATTGGCCTCCTTTTTCTTTTATGGTTGTAATGAATTATATGTAGATAACACTTTATTAATGTAGTGTTTATTCTTTGCTCTGTTATAACAGTTCTCAGCAAACACGCCATCTGCATCTCTTCTATTTATAACAAACTTTTCATCACCTATTAATGATGTATGCACAATAAAGTTATGACTATCAACATAGCTTAACTTAACTATGTTTCCATATAGTCTGTGTGCACCACTCTTCCAAATCTGATCAAATGATATAAAATCATTATCTAGATCTTTGATATTATCCCATAAGTCTGGATGCATGATTGTATCATCGTCTTGTAAATACACCCAACCTTCTGTTATCAACTCAAGTGCTAAGTTTCTTTGACCAAAACCAGATACACTATTTACATCTTTAATGCAATAAGCTTCACACTCTGGGATGTTTTCTGGAATAGTTTCTGAATCAAAAACAACAATCCACCTATAATGTTCTTTAGGTATATTGATACTTTTAGATACAACATCTAAGTTTTCTGGTCTTGAGCAGGGGGTTATTATGTTTAAGAACATATCTATTTATTTAACTTTATAATCCAACTAGTATCTTGAAACGTTTCATCAGGCTCACCTATTGTTTCATGTATAGCATCTATAACTCCTTGCCAAACTGGATGATGATCATGACCACTAATAAATCCAGATTCTTTGATTAAGCTCTTATAGTTATTGATGTCTTTCTTAACTTGATCATAGGTGTGTAAACCATCAATATAAATTATATCTACCTTGATATCTTTAAGCTCATCAACAGCATCGTCAGATGTTTTTCTGATATGAGTTATGTTATCATACTTAGAGGTTGTTGAACTAAAAGTATTATAAACATTTGTAAGGTCCATATAGCTGCAAGCAGGATCGTTTGGATCATAATCATTCATAAAAGGATCAATAGCTATGACACTTTTAAAGTTCTGAGCAAACATTTCTGTTGACTCTCCAGCATAAGATCCAATCTCAATGATAGTCATCTCCTTAGTGTCAGAAAATGTATTCACATAATTGATTAAGTCTTCTAATCCATTCTTATAATGCCCACTTCTCATGGCATACAGCGTATCTTTAATTGACATATTATTTATCTTTATTGATGAAATCTTTTAACATTTGTGGATAGTCTTTAACCCAATGAGGATTAAGTTTAACTTCTCCTACAGGTATTACTCCTTTGCGTCTTTCTTTCTCTATGTGAGCACTATGTCTTTGTATAGCGTTAAGTTTGTCAGGATGATCAGTACCCTCACCACTCATATGATATCCTCTACCACCCCACATATAGAACCAACTAGCTTCTTCCTTAGGTGGATTAGCAAATAGTCTTCCTCCATATTCATGAATACGCTCAATGAAAGTCATATCATATCCAGCATTCTCAAGAGGATGTCCTCCTATAGCTTTCCAAGCTGACTTCCTGAACACAATACCAGAGTTTCCCACCCAACCAACATGTTCAATCCCTGTAACGTGACACAACACTCCCACTTCCCAATGAATAATATTTACATCATCAGTCATGTACTTAGCTACATTCTGTAAGTGATTTGATAGGGCTACATCATCATCATCCCACTGACATATAATTTCTCCTTGACATAATTCTGTTGCATAGTTTTCTTTTTCTCCTATGATATCAAAAGTTTTGTCTAGGTTAACTATCTTAATTTGTGGATGATCAAATACAAGAGTTTGTAAGGGGTAGTCATTAACTATTATAAGCTCACACTTATCAGCAGGATAGTCCTGCTTGAGGAAAGATTCAATACTCTCCTCAAGCGTGGACACTCTACCATACGTTATACACTTACATGATATGAAAGGTAGTTCCATATTACCAAACTAAAATAACATCAAATGATGACACTAATAACTTAGGATCATCTCCCATAGGAATAACAGGAGCTTTAGATAAAGAAGATGGATCTACTAATACAGAGTCTCCTGGTTTTACATCAGTGATAACATCACCTACAGCATACACTGTAAGCTTCTGATACTTCTGAATCATCTCTCTTTCAAGAGCCTCCTTTGTGTTCTCATCTACAATGAGTTTACCTTCTTCTTTTTTAGGAAGGTCTAGCAATATTCTATTGCCACGTAGTTGTTTGAAATTTGCCATTAGAATTGAATAGTTGTTAGTTTACGAAATCTTACAATGTCTTCACCTGTTAAGTGAATATCTGATTGGAAAATATCACGCTTACGTTGAACGCCAATCACCTTACCAGTCTTAGGGTTAAGTGTAGGAACCTCTTCGACACGCTCATGAATATCATCTAATAATACTACTAGATCGTTTTCAAATTCGATGCTGCGAATTACTTTGTTTACATTGAAAGAGTCTGTGAACTCTTTGTCACCCTCTTTACGAGTGTAGAAAAATTGGTTTGTCATTGGTTTATTTTGTTTAAAAGTTCAATACGTCTCTTGTTAACTTCCTCAAATCTGTACATATCATTCTCTACAGATTCATGTTCTGGTAAAGTTAATAAAATAATATTAGATTTATCATATGCTAACTCTGGATATTTACTCTTAGGAAGTATGTGATGAAAGAAAGTTGATAATGGTTCCTTTCCTAGATACTCACCACTTACCTCAGAGTAGTGCTTGCGTTCGTCCCAGATCTCCATAAAGAAATTTCTCATGGTCTCTACCTTGGTTCTCACTACAAACAACTCACGCCTCATTTTCAGCAATCCACCTCTCTTAGGGGTGATGGGCTTACGTTTGATATGACTCACACATAAGCCCTTTCCCCATACAGGATTGTTACAGTTGTCTACACTACAAGTCTTCACGATCTATCTCTCTTTGTATGTACCAGATAGCTTTCTTCAGGTCTTGTTTCCTAGCACCCTTCTTGTCAGCTCTAAGGATATACTTGATAGCATTACCTAAAGAGAATCCTAAGTCGTAGTCTTCGATAACATCTATAACCTCAAACTTATTACCTTGGTAATGATCAGGATGATTGACCATCTCTCTTTCTAGTATCTGTTTCATAACCTTATGTGCTCCATAAGGATCATCTTCTTTTAAAGTAGATCCTTTTAATCTTTCATTAATTTCCTCAGGAGTTAAAGATACAGTAGTAAGTTCTACGTCTAACTGTTTTTTCATTTCTTTATCTGTTAATGTGTTATGAAAATAACTAGCTTGTTTTCTTCTCTGCATCTCTGCTTGATTCGCTTGATGCATTTCTTCTTCTATTTGATTAATGTCCTGTCGAGCCATGTCCATCTGTTCCTCTTTGTGTTTCTGATAATTCATCTACTTCTTTATACTGTATCAATGGTACAGGCATGATTACTAACTGAGCAATGCGATCACTTACTTGATAAATTGTATTATCAGGAGTTCTAGAGTTAAAATTAAATGTAACCATGATCTCACCTCTATAACCACTATCAATTACGCCCACTGAGTTAGCCATTGATAAATTGTAGTTACGTACAGAGGAACGTGGGAACACAAGTCCCACCATTCCTTCAGGTATCTCTACTGCAATACCTGTACCATATACTACTTGACCATCTCTAGATAGGTCAACTGTTGTAGCTACAAGATCTGCACCTGCATCTCCTGGCTTCCCAAACTTAGGCTTCTGTGCCTGTGGGTTCAACTTCTTGAAGTGTATCTTCATTTTCTGTTTCGTTTATTTCGTTTACGTCATTAATTTTATCAGTGATATCTTTCTTCAATCTCTCAAAGAATTCATCATTGTCTTCTAGTAGAGTTCTAAACTCATCAAGCTCATACTTGATCTCATTGTATGTGATAGTCTTACCATACTTACGTAAGAT